TTGATCGCCGTGAAGGAGGCTTCGAGCGGGACAATCTCGTTGCGGAAAAAGACCTGGGCCGCCTGTTCGACAGAGCCGAACCCGCCGGCATTACCGGGGATGATCCCCAGCAGTTGAGGCGGCACCCGGTGGGCTGACAGAACGTCGTCGCGGGTGACGTTCTTCATGTAATAGAACTCGTCCTTGGCCGTCACCTCGCTGATGGGGATCAGTTGCAGGCCGTCCTTCTTCCCACCGGGTGCATACATGAACAGATTGCGGAAATTGCCCGGCCCCTTGGCTTCCTTCAGAGCCTTGCGCAGGCCGTCAATGTCCTCTTGGTTGGCGCCCTGATCGGTGAGATAGAGGATGAAGCCGGCGTGACTGCCGTTGATGTAATATTTCCGGCGGAACAAGGTGGCGGCCTCGTTCAACAGGGCCGATTGCATGGCCCCCAGGTATCCCGGCAGGCCGTAAAGTTCCTGGCTGATATCGGGCTCGACCATCTGGAACACGCTCCCGGGGTCGAAGAAATGCTCTTCGCCGTCGATCAGCATCATGATCTGGTCATCCTTGGCCACCCGCGTCCACCGGGCCAGGGTCGGCTTCAGCGCCGTGGTGGTCTTCAGCATCGACGTGCGGCGCTCCACATAGGCGTTGCCGAACACCAGAAAATCCAGGGCCAGCCGCTTGAAGTCAGGGCGCGACAGCAGCTTGTGCGGCTTGAAGTGACCGGCCAGCAGGTTGGCCTTGTAGTTGATGGCGCTCTGGTGGTGCGGGTTGGAGGTCAAAGCCTTGGCCAAGCTGTCGAACGACATGGGCGGCTCGTACCAGCGGCCATTCCAGACCGACTGGAGATAGCCCCAGAAATCCCGCTGATCCAGCACCGGGACCGGGGTTTCAAAGGTGAACGTCTCGAACTTGGTTTCAGACATCAACGCGTTTCCTTTAGCAAATCTCGATGAAGCCGCCGCTGGACGATCCAGGGGCCTTGTCGAAGTCGGTGAATTCCAGCCTGTCCAAGGCATGCATGACCGCCCAGGCGACATCCGCATGACCGGTTTCCTTGGATCGCCCGGCCTTGAAGGTGGCTTGCTGGCCGGAGGGGGTGGAGGTCTTCTTGATGGCCATGAAGGCCATGGCCACGTCGGTCCAGCCGGCATCGAATTCCAGGCGGCGCTTGGACACCAGTTGCTTGGCCTTCAACACCAGCCGCGTCTTCACCTCGACCGAATAGGTGATTTCCCTGGCCGCCGGGAAGAACTGGCGCACCATCTGGAATACGCCTTGCCCAATCGTGGTGCTGTCGATGCCGATATGGACCACGTTGTAGCGGGCGCACAGTTCCTTGATCTTGTTGGCCTGGGCCTGGAAATCGACGCCATTGACGAAGACTTTTTCCAAAATGCGGAAGCGGCCCCCGTCCACCATCGGCGGCGCCACCACCACAATGCTGGCGTTGTCGCCGGATTTGGCCGGGTCGTACCCGATCCACACCGGGCGGTCGCCGAACGGACGGGCCAGGGCGAAATTGACATCGTCCCAAACGTCCCAGCTATCCACCATGCAGCGGCGCATCTCTTCGAAGGTAAAGAAGGCCGCGTCGTCATCGACCCACTGGGCCATGAACAGGTTGGCGAAATCCTGATCGTTGTATTCGCGGCGCAACGCCTCGATGTCGAACAGGTTGCAGCCGCCGGCCTCGGCGTCCTCGATCGTGACGATCTGGCGCCATTGTCCGTCCGGTCCCAGAACGCCATCCTTCAGGGCGGCGTGGGAGATATCGAACTCGACCCGGTCGGCCTTGGCCTTGCCCTTGTTGTAGGTGGCCCCGGACCAAAAGGCGTGGGATTCATGGCCGATGGTGGACGGGGTCGAGAAATAGGTAATCCGCCATTTCTTGTGGGTCGCCATGGCGCTGGCAACCTTGCGGAATTCAAGGAATTTGCCGATCCAGGCATATTCGTCCAAATAGACGTGGCCATGGTACGACTGCGCCGTCTTGCTGTTGGTGCCCAGGAAATAGAGGGTCGCACCGTTCCAAAGGGTGATCGGATCGCCCTTCAGCACCACCCCCGTCACGTCCTTGACGAACTGAACGATATATTCGCGGAAAACATGGGCCTGGGCTTTCGACGCCGACAGGAAAATCTGGTTGTCGCCTGTCGTGATGGCGTCGATCAGGGCTTCGCGGGCGAAATACCATGTTGCGCCGATCTGGCGTGATTTCAGGACGTTGCGAACGCGGTATTGCTTGGCGTCCAGCCATTTTTCCTGATAGGCGAACAGGTCGTTGTGAAAGGCCTCGATCAGGGCCGCAACCTGTTCCTCGCTCAGAAGGTTCTTTTCGTCCTTCTTGCGCCGGTTCTTTGCCCGCTGTTCGACCTTCGGATTCAGGTCGGCTTCCTTGCCGCTCTGGCCATAATTCTGAATCCTGGCCGTCCGTTCCAGGATGCGGCCCAACTGGTCGATTTCGTTCAGATCGCCGCCGGTTTTTTCATCCTTGGCAATCAGCCGCATCAAGCGGGCCTCGACATGCGCTTCGATCCGCACGATGACCGGCGCATCGTCCCATTTGTCGCGGCGCTTCCATGCGTCCACGGTCCCATAGGGAACCGTCAGGGAACGGGAAATCTCGGCAGGGCTATAGCCTTGCCAATACAGGTTGCGGGCTTTGATCCGCTGGTCTTCGTCGGCGCAATACATGGGGCAAGCCTGTGGCGGCACAGGCCGGCACCGCACGCGCCTAAAGGTTAGGAGCGGTTTTCCTAACCTTTCTCTGTTTGCAGGGTCCGCCGCCCGCGTTTCAGCCTGACCGGGTAACAGTCCAACCCCTGGGACCCGACAAAACCATGGCCTTGACTAAGTTCATCCGCGTTGCCCAATCCGGCCCGACCATCGACGGACGCGACATCACTCCCGAGCAAATCAATCAGATGGCCGCCAGCTATGACCCCAAGAAGTATGGCGCCCGCATCTGGTTGGAGCATATGCGCGGCTACTTACCCGATAGCCCGTTCAAGGCCTACGGCGACGTTGTGGCCGTCAAGGTCGCCGACGGCGACGAAAGCGGCCAGCGCGTGCTGCTGGCTCAGATCGACCCTTCGCCCGACCTGCTCAAGCTGAACGCCGACCGCCAGAAGGTCTTTTGGTCCATCGAGATCGCCCCCGACTTCGCCGGCACCAAACAGGCCTATCTGGCTGGCCTCGCCTGCACCGACAGCCCGGCGTCGCTGGGCACGGAAATCTTGCAGTTCGCCGTCAAGTCGGAAAAGGCCCCCGACGCTCTGAAAACCCACCTGTTCAGCCAGTACATCGAAGGCGAGTCCCTGGCTGCCACCGCCGCCGACCCCGCCAAGGAAGACAGCGGTCTGCTGAAGAAAATTACCGACCTTCTGTCGGCCAGCAAGACCACCGCCAGCAAGGACGATGCCCGCCTGTCCCAGATGGAAGCCGGCATGGTCGAAATCGCCCGGTCCCTTCAGGATCTGGCGACCGGCGGCAGGAACTTCGCCGACGCCGCCACCGTCCAGAAGCTGTCCGACGATCTGGCCGGCGTCAGCCAGGGCCTGAAAACCCTGACCGAAACCCTGGGCCAGACCGAAACCACCCCGCCCCGTGGCAAACACAGCGGCGGCGCCACCACCATCCAGACGGATTGCTGATCCCATGCGCAACGACACCCGCATTGCCTTCGACGCCTATTCCAGCCACATCGCCACGCTGAACAGCGTCACCTCGGCGGCCAACAAATTCGCCGTTTCCCCGTCCGTCGCCCAGACCTTGGAAGATCGTATTCAGGAAAGCGCTGCGTTCCTGCAACAGATCAACATTGTTCCGGTTGATGAACAGTCTGGGCAGCGCCTGGGCCTGGGTTCCGGCGGTCCGGCGGCTGGCCGCACCGACACCGACACCACCGACCGCAGCCCCCGCAATTTGGTCGACATGACCGATTTCATTTACCAGTGCGTCCAGACCAACTACGACACCTACGTCAAATATCCGCAGTTGGACGCCTGGGCTAAGTTCAAGGACTTCCAGGCCCGCATGCGCAACCATGTCGTCAAACAGGTTGCTCGCGACCGTCTCATGGTCGGCTGGAACGGCGTCAAGATCGAGAAGACAACCAACCTCGCCACCTATCCGCTGTTGCAAGACGTCAACAAGGGATGGCTTCAGCACATCCGTGAGAACGCTCCGTCCCGGTCGATGAACAACATCAAGGTCGGTGCGGCTGATGGTGCTGATTACCGCAGCCTCGACTCCCTGGTGTTCGATATGAACAACGAACTGCTCGAACCCTGGTATCGCGAAGATTCCGATATCGTGGTTCTGTGCGGTTCCGGGTTGGTCACAGACAAGTATCTGGGGCTGATGAATTCGGCCGCCACTGACGCCCCGACCGAAAAGGACGCCCTGGCCACCTTGCTGGCCAACAAAACCATCGGCAGCAAGAAGGTGCTGATTGTTCCCTACTTCCCGTCCAACGCTCTGCTTCTGACCAAGCCCACCAATCTGTCGATCTACTTTCAGAGCGGATCGCACCGCCGCCAGATCGTCGATGAACCGAAGCGCGACCGCGTTGTGGACTACCTGTCGGACAACGAGGCTTTCGTTATCGAGGATTTCGGCGCCGTCGCCTTCGTGGAAGACATCCTGAAGCCGAAGACCGGCGGCGGGTGGGAGTAAGGCCCATGTCCATCGCCCGCGCCCACTTCATGCGGGTGGCGGCTTCCCTGGAAATCCAGGAAGCCGCCACCGGGGAGGCTCCGGCCCCAGGAAGCATGTACGAAAAGATGCTGGGGCAGTTGCGCATCCATCAGGCCCACCTGAAAACCATTCAGTCGAGAGCGGCCAAGATCGAAGCCAAGCGCGGCATGCTTCCCGACTTCGACGCCTATTGCGAAGGCGTGATCGCCGGGGGCAGCGGCGCACAGGATGACGTCCTGGCCTTCGTCATGCTGTGGCGCCTGGACGTGGGTGACTGGAACGGCGCTCTGGAAATCGGCGCTTATGGCGTCCGCTTCGATCTGGCCATGCCGGCGCCGCTGTCCCGCGATCTTCCCACCACTTTGCTGGAGGAAATCTCCGACGCGGCCCTGGCCTCGCCCACCCCCGACTCGGCCCTAGCCGAACATATCAATTCGGCGCTGCTGCTGACCACCGACAGCGACATGCCGGACGAAGTGCGCGCCAAAGGCCACAAAGCCCTTGGTTTGCTGGCCATGGAAAACGACCCGGCCCAGGCCGTGGTCCATTTCGAGGCCGCTCTTTCCCTCGACCCCAAATGCGGGGTCAAGACTCAGTTGACCCGGGCGCGGAAGGCTTCCACGCCCGCCGGGTCGTAACAGGCCCCCCGGCGCGGCGACGGCGCGGGAAAGGGAACAAGCCGCAAGGCTGAAAGCCCCAATCCGCCGTCGCCGCCACTTTTCTCGCATCCCTCCATTCGTCAAACGCCGCCGAGGCAATCCATGATGACCCTGATCCCCTCCACCCCGACCGGCGACGACGACGACACCATGATCAGGAACGACGGCTGGTATCCCGATCTGGACGCCGCCGCTTTCAAGCTTCAGACCGGACAGGGCGACGTTTTCGCCTCGGAGCGCATCGGCGCCGTCCTTCAGTCGGCGATGATCGAGGTCAACGCCAGCATCATGCCCTGGCGGCTGACACAGACCGCCGACAGCCTTGCCGGCGTCCCGGCTCCCCTCTACGGCGACGTTTCCGAAAAAGTCATCCTCTATACCGACGCCGTTTTCAATCGGGCGCGGAGCGCCTTGCTGCGCAACACCCGCGATTACGACAGCACCAAGGATGGGCACAACCGCGCCGACAAGCTGGAAAGCGTCGCCGACGATTTTCTGCGCCAGTCTTCCGAGGCTCTGGCCCGCCTGACCGGCAGGCCGCGCATGGTGGTGGAGTTGATCTGATGGCCAGCGTCATCCTGGCCCGCCAGGGCGATACCGCCGACATCATCGCCGCCCGTTGCTACGACGGCGACACCTCCATGGCCACGGCGATCCTGGCCGCCAATCACGGTCTGGCCGCCCTGGGCATCTTTATCCCCCACGGCACCATCGTCACCCTTCCCGACCGTCAGACCTCGACGGTTTCCGCCACTGTCAGCCTGTGGGATTAACCCCATGTCCGAGGAATACAACATCGGCCTGCGCGTCAGTCCCGCTATCGGCGGCGCCGCCTTCTCGCTCAACGAGTGGGTGGCGATCATCACCATCATTTACGTGCTGTTGCAGGTCGGCCTGCTAGTGCCGAAATACGTCCGCCTGTTCCGCCAGTGGATGGCCAGGGGGGTGAAATGAACAACGCCCCCTCGCGCCTGTCAAAAGCCGTGGTCGCCCTGGTGCTGTCTGGGGCCGGAGCCACCGCCATCGCGACCCAATTCGTCGGCGAAAAGGAAGGCCTCGCCCTCACCGCCTATCAGGACGGCGCCGCCGTCTGGACCATCTGCCGTGGCCACACGGCGGGGGTGCGTCCCGGCATGACGGCAACGAAAGACCAATGCGACCGCCTGACCGCATCCGATTTGGGCCAGTCGTTCGACGAAATCGACCGGCTGGTGACGGTGCCCATGTCCGAACCCCAACGGGCCGCCGTTGTGTCTTTCTGCGCCTATAACCTGGGGCTGGACAAATGCGCCCGCTCCACCTTCATCCGCAAGCTGAACGCCCGAGACTATGCCGGCGCCTGCGCCGAAATCCCCAAGTGGGTCTATGTCGGCGGCAAGGACTGCCGCGACCCGGACAACAATTGCCGCGGCATCGTCGAACGGCGGCAACAGGAGGCCGAACTATGCCGCCGCTGACCCTGATTTCCGTCATCAAGGATTTGCCCTGGAAGGCCATCGGCATCGCCCTGGCCGCCGTCATGCTGTTCGGGGCCGGCTGGACCGTCAACGGCTGGCGCTATCAGCGCGACATCGCCGACATGAAAACCGCCACCGCCGACGCCAACACCGCCTTCACCGAGAAAGTCCGCATGCGCGAGATTGAATGGACCAACCGCTATGCGGCCATCGACAAAGCTTTCACCGACCAGATGAGGTCAGACCATGAAGAAATCGCCCGTCTTCGCGCTGCTGTCGATGATGGCTCTGTCCGCCTGCGCATTGCAGCAAAGTGCCCCGCCTCCGACCTGCGCCAGACCGGCGACGCCGCCGGCCTGGATCATGGAGCCGGAGCCGAGCTTGATTCCAACGCTCGATCGGATTATTTCGCCCTCCGCGAAGGACTGATCCGCCAGCACCGCAAACTGTCCGCCTGCCAGCAGTTGCTGGACGAGGTCACGGCGATAGGCGGCCAGCCGTGAAGAAGCTGGCGGCAGCCCGCGACGCCATTCTGAAATCGCCCCTGCGGATCAAGGCCGACAAGCTTCTGACCTTCGCGGAAAAAGGCACCGTGCAAAGCTGGGGCGGTGGTGGCAACGACGCCTTTCAGGTGACATACACCATTCACCTGATCGTCACCGACTTTGCCGGAGCCCTTCAGGATCTGCTGTATGTCACCCTGCAATGGATGCGGGCCGATTGCCCCGGCATCGAAACCGACGCCTTGAAATTTCATGTCGATGTGATCGACCACAAAAGCGCCGACGTCAGCCTGTCCTTGGAAATCACCGAAATCATCGGCGCCGTATCCGGGCCGAAGGGCATCAAGCTGGAACCTGTTAGCGACCTCGACCCGGAGGATTTCGACATGGACAGGCTGGCCGGCGGGACAAACTGACCGATGACCGAAACCGCTCTGGCCCCTCTGGAAGACTGGCTGAAAAAGGCCGTCGCCAGCCTGGAAGCGTCGGAACGGAAAAGGCTTTTGCGCGACATTGGCCGCGAACTGCGCAAGCGCAATCAGCGCCGCATCGCCCGCCAGATCGCCCCTGATGGCACCCCCTGGGAGCCCCGCAAGCGCACCGCCGCCGGCAAGATCAGAAAAAGAGTCAAGATGCTCCAGGGGATGCGTGAAATCCGCCGCCTCGCTCTGGCCGCCACCCCCGGCGACGTCGAGATCGGCTATTCAGGCCGGACGGGACGCCTTGCCGAAGTCCACCACCTGGGCGAGGTTGACGCCGTCGCCAAAGACGGCCCCCGCGTCAAATACCCAGCCCGCGAATTGCTGGGCTGGGCGGTGGACGATATCGCTTATGTCCGGGAAAGGTTGATGCAGGCGGTGGGACCGAAATAGGCCCCAAACATTCTTTCCCTCACGCAAAAATCACCCCGCATATTGATGCGCCACCAGACACAATCTATAAGATTAACGGTGCCAAAAAAAATCCATGAAAGGGAACAAAATGGTTCGCTCCGTGTTTGCCGCCGCCGCCATATCCATCATCGTATTGGCCACTTCGGCTGATGCTCAATCAACCCAGCCCCCAATTTCCCCTGCGCAACCACAGGTCATTCTTGATGCCGCAGCAATGAAGCTCTGTGTTTTCACCCCTCCTAAACAGTCAACGCCGTTTGTGTATTCCTCCGGTGCTATCGCTTGCATCGATAACAACAATTATAAATGTGTGAATGGAGAATGGGTTAAAGATGGCGGGAATAGTTCCTGCCGATAAATACTGCACACTATTCTCTCAACATGAGCACCTACTAGATGCGGCCCATAGACTAGCTAC